CACTACCATATTTTTCTATATGTTCTTTTAACCCATCATCAACAAAAGGTATTCTACAATCATCTAACCAAAATATTCCCTTACTATAACTCATCTACCATCTTATTAAACCATAAATCCAAACTATAATACCTACTATTTGTTCCTTTATCACTTGGTTCGTTATTTTTATCCCCACCACCCATTTTAACTGCTTGTGTAATAAGTGGTGTATATTGTTTAACTTTTCTATTACTCCCACTTTTACTCACACTACCATCATTTAACATATCATCACAAACTAATAAGTTAGGGGTGAAGCGACCTTGTGATTTATAATGTTTATTTATATGTTTTTTGTGAAAGCCTGAACCACCTCCGTAGATATTACCCAACTCATTCTGTCTCAGCTCTCTATTAAAATCTATACCCTCCTCATCAACAAAAGGTATTCTCGTGTCTCCAATCCAACTTACACCCTTCGCATATATCATAAGTCCAACTTTGTCTGTTCGTCCTTTATAACCCCCTTAAAATACTTTATAAGGTCTGTTCTGCTTACACTTAACCTCTGCTTAATAATATCCATATACTCCTTCTCCCTTTCAATTCCAATAAAGTTTCTGTTTATTAGTTTCGCAGCAACACCAGTCGTCCCACTACCTAAAAAGGGGTCTAATACCCAATCACCCTCACGGGTAAATAAGGTGATGATATACGACATCAGTTTCACGGGTTTCGTTGTGGGGTGGTTATTCTTTTTTGGTTGAACCTCTTTTGGTTGATGTTCGTTTCCTGGTAATGTTGCTCTACCAAGTTGTTTTTCACCATCTTCATTAGCAAACATAGTTTCTTTTTTTCCCTCACCAGTCATACCCAAATCCTTTTCCTTCTTTGCTGGTTTCGGGACTTGAATAAACGGATAAGTCATTTTGATATTGTCGGGTAATGCCTCGAAATTAAGGACATTGTCAATATAAGATTTTTGTCCGTGAGGTTTCATACCAATAATGATATGTTCTATTGCTGGTTTCGGCTGAAAGCCCAACTTACTACCCTCGTATTTCTGTGCTAAATCTGTTGATGGTGCTGTTATTGTAAAATCTCTATTTGTGGTTTCCAATCCATTTGGTGAAATATATTTTTCTGTTTGATTTTTTAATCTCTTATATCTTTCTTCATCTATACCTATAACCTCTCGTTCAGCACCCAACCTTTTATCCAACATTTTACTTGTATCACTTGCCTTTGGAAAGCCAGAGTGATAAGTCCATAATATGGGACTGAACGACATATCAAACCCCGCATCTTCCAAGTCCTTAATCATTCTGTATAAGACATCACTACGGGGACTACTCATAACCGCAATAAACGAACCAGGTTTTAATACTCTATAACACTCCGTCCAAATGTCCTTTGGTGGTAATACTTTATCCCACCCTTTATTCATAAAGGATATTCCATAAGGGGGGTCAGTTGCCATTAAATCAACTGAATTGTCTTTTAATTGTTTTAATTGTTCGGCACTATCACCGAGAATCAGATGTTGTTCCATTTTCTTCATTATTATTATTTGGTTTTATTATTTCAATTTTTATTTCATTGTCGCTATTGATGGCTTCTCCATTGGTGGTTATATCTGTTCTATCTACCCACCCTGAATCTCTAAACTGGTTTTGAACCATATATTTCCAAAGGTTGGTATTTAACCTTTGGGAGTTCTCATTTTCAAATGAATCAATAACCTTATTGACCCACCATTGTTCCGATAATTCCATGCATCTTTTGATTACCTTTTTGAACTTTTCATCTCGTTCAATTAAACTATATAAGGTGTCTCTATATATCCCCAATTCAGTTGCATAATACATCTTTCCTTTTCCTTGTCTTGCAACCTCATATAACCTTTCTTCCCAATCTTTGGGGAATATTCCTCTCTCAACCAATAATTCTGATGTATATGCTTTCCTTCCCATTATCTTAACCAATTTAATATTTGTTCCTCAGTTCCATATACCTTGAACTGGTCGTAGTATAATCCCTCAACCTGACCTTGTTCCACATCATTGAGTTGTTCCCAAGTTCTTCCATTGAGCAATCTCAATGCTCTATTTCTTTGATTATTCTTACAATTACAACCGCCCATATTATTTCTTAGATTGACTTATGCATACGGCATATCTTTGTTTATTATCAGGGAACTCAGCAATCATTTTTGCATCTGACATGCACCTTGATATGAACTGGTCTTTTGTTTCACTTGGGGTTCTTTCAACTAACGGCATTATATCTTTTTGTTAATATGTTTATTGCGTTGGAGATGATTTCACAATGCTCATAATCTTCTTCAACTTCAAATGTTTCTTTCTTTTCCTTCAATCCTCTAATCAATATTTTAAAGGCATCTTCCTTTGGAACAACTTTGGATAATTTATCAATTTCAATATCAAGCAAAGATAAAACATATCTATTCACATAGATTTTATCTTCATCTGTTAGTTCAAAGTATTTTGATATTTCAATATTATCCATAACTATAAATATATCAGTTTTTGTTTTTTTCAAATTAAAAACCCCCAGTTCAAAAAAAAAACCATTAGAATAAAGAAATTAAAATGACGACAATGCCAGAATAAAAAAAGAACTGGGGGTTAATATATAAATATAACTTAAATAAACTATTCATCAACATAATCTATAGCTTCTTCTATTTCTTCAAATACATCCATAATGGTTTTTTTAATTCTCATACTTAATAATAATCAATATAAATGAGATAATCAACAAGTTGATTAACCACTTCGTTTATATCATTGCCAAGATGTATTCTACATCTTGGATAAAAAAAGTCGTTAAAAAGAAAAAGAAAAAATGCTAAAAAAGAAAAAGAAAAACCAACTTTGAGAAATTAGTTAATTTATCTGGTCCAACAATCTTACACTTATGATTGAAGTTTGGTAGAGGTTTATAGACATAATCTACTTGATGGTCTCTGTTATGTAATTTGAAGATTCGTACTTCTTGTCGTGGATGGAGATGTAGTCGTCAAACTCCATTATTCCACACTTGTTAATAAATATATGCTATTTCAAAAATTGTGTAAATAATAAAAGAAAAAAAAAGGGGGGACATAAAAGTGTGAGTGTTTTACGACAAGAGTTTTTGAGAATCCCCCCCTGGTGTTTGACAACTATATTATAAATATAATAAACTTTTATAGTTAAAAAAGTATACAAGTTGATAAAAAAAAGAAAATCAGTTATATTTATGGTATATAAACATTTAAAAAAAAAACTATTATGATTGGAGCACACAAATTAAACATTGAAAAAGTCCGTATCATCAAGGACTTATTGGAGGTTGGTGAATATACCCACCAACAGATTGCAGACCTGTTTGGAGTATCAAGAACATTGATTACACACATTAACACCAATAAAAGATGGGATTTTAATAATCATTCATTTATTATGAAAGAGATTTTAAACACTTCTAACGAAGAAAAAGATGATGAGGTGAATAAGTTATTGGATTATGAGAGAAAGTTCCTTAGAGAGAAGATGGAGGGTCTTATTGAGGACAATAACATTGACTTCTCAAGGATAAAAAGCATAACAATCCACTTTGAGTAAAAAGATTAATAACAGAAGAATAATGGGTGCTGAGGGTGAATGGTTATACAGATGTAACCGTTGCGATTTATGGCACCCACATTCTGACTTTCATAAGGACAAATCAAAGATATTTGGAATTGCTTATACCTGCAAAGATTGCAGAAAGAATGATGGGGATATAAAACCAAAACTACAAGACTGGGAGTTTGAGGAGGGTAAGTTGATACTGGAACGAATGGGTTATAACCTCAACGAAGATATTTCAAAACAATTTATCAAGAGGGTTAAATCAAAATATGGTGTATCACTAACATAACACATTTGTATTTATTTATTATAAAATACAAATATGAGACTTCAAGATATATTAACAGATAAAGTGCTAATGATTAATCTGGCATCAATCACCATTTCCTTCTCAAATATTGAGATGATATTAAAATTGGTTTTATTATGTGCATCAATAATCTATACCTTTATGAAGATTATTGAGTTATATAAGAAAAAGTGTAAATCAGATTAAATACCTTCCTGTTCGTCTTCCCAACACTCTTCATCATTACAATTCTTTGGAGCCTTTCTGCTGAACTTTTCAATAGTACCACCAAGAAATGCACCTAAGACAATGAATAACATGCCTTCAAAGATGTACTCAGGTAAGAATACTTCCTTGAATAAACTTAAGACGAATGAAAATACAATAAGGGTAAATGCAATGAACCCTATAAATCTCTTTGATGACACCTCATCACCAGCTGAGAATAATTTTTTAAAAAAATCTTTCATATTGTTTGTTTGATAAATAAATAGTCCGTATATTTGTAGAACAATAATGAAAACAACTATGACTTACAAACGACAACTACAAATGGAAATGAGTGAAATGGCAATGGTAATCAAACACTTTGAAAAAGGTAATGAGGTGGTAATCTCTCGTTGGACTGAAAAATATGGTTATACCTTTAAGATGATTGTTGATGAGTTCAACCAACTCGTTCAGAACTACAACAAAAAATACGGAAAGCGTTTTGGATGTTGTAAAAAATATTCAAAATAATTTGGCAGTATCAAGAATATTCCCTTACTTTGTATCAGAATAAAAAAATAAACATTATGAAAAACACAGGATACTTTTTAATTGTAGATGAAGACAACACAGTTGTACGAGTTATTATGGGTACAAAAATTAGAAAACCAGAAAAACATATCACCAAAGCTTTTCCAAAACACAAATCATTTGAAATGATTGATAAGGATAAGTTTTTTGACATTAAAGATTCTTTATTTGTTGTATTATAATTTGACCTTACCAAAATAAAATCTTATACTTAAAAAAAAACATTAGAACTATGGCACAGAACAAAGACAAACAAATTATGGCTCAAAGCCAATTAAAGATGGCTCACGAATGGGCAACATCTTGTGGTTATTGTTTAACTCTCAAAGACCTTGTATCCGTATCGGTTGTATTGGTTGATTATTGTGAAAATGGTTATTCAAAAGAAATCGGTGAGAGATTAAACAAAGTGGATGAATATCTACAACAACAATATAAAGGTTGATGCTCCCATAACAATTAACCTTTAACCCTCATCTTTATTTAAGGTGGGGGTTTTTTATTTTTTACAATATGGATATTACATGCAAAATATGTGGTGAGACCAAAGATGAAAGTCAATTTTATCCTGCCGTTAATAATATAACGGGAAGAAGAACCTTTTGCAAAAAATGTGAAATTGCAAAAACAAAGATTGTCAAGAAAGCATCAGATATAACCGATGAGGACATTTTAAGGGATTTTAAGGACATTATGGTTGGTCTTGGATATGATGTATCACAAGACATAAATAAACAGTTCCTGCAAAGGATAAAGGACAAATACGGGGTTATTCTTCGTTGAATGGTTGACGGAGATATTCTCTTGCCTGTTCGGCATGTTCTCTACACAATACCCTCTTGATTGCGGGGTCAAATGGTAATCTTCTCATTTCTCTATTTGCAAGACATCTTTGAGTAAATCCAACAATACTTTCACCCCTTATATATTCAGGTATTATCATATTACCAAACCTCCGTATAACTTGTTATTTGGATTTGCTGGTTGTTCTCCATCTGATGCACAGAACTCATACTCTGGAAATAATCCTCTGTTAAAATACAACCACTTATTGGCTCTTTGACTGAAATACTCCATTTGGTTCTTTGCATCACTTTTCAATTCTCTATAAACTGAAATATCTGAATGACCTGAGTTCTCACTATTTTCTTGTTGTAATCCCCTGTTGGTGAACTTGCTTAACATATTGGTTGCCGCATGATAAAGGGTCGCATAAATCACAACATCAGTTAAATAATCATCAACCAACTTTTTATAATTTCCCGTTAATGATGAGGTCTCAATATCATTATAAATCTTATCAACCAATTTATCCCCACATATTGTTGTCATTTCTACCTTTTGAGCCAATATAATTGCGGGTTTAAGGTTTGCACTCAATAAGTTTTTATCCAATGTTGTACGGTCTAATACGAGTTGTTCTGTTACAATGAATACCATTATAGTTCAAATTGTTTAAAGTTGTTTATAATCTCCACAGGTTGATTGTACTTAAATGATAATACCACATTTAAACTTTCATTAAGGTCAGCCAGTTTTGGTTTTAATATATACTCCAACCAGTGTTGAGTTGCAATTCTTAATTCCTCCGCATTCTGACTAAATGGATTGGAACTGAATGAATGTATACCCAAGATTAATGGGGAACTTATTTGCCAAGAGGTCAATACCGATTGAGATGCATAACTTAATACATCAATATAATAAGAATCACCCACCGTTGAATTGATTGGTGTAATCTGTGCTGCCTCCTCAGGAGATGCTGCAAAACCCAACATTAACTTTTGTCCGTCCTTACCTGAATATGCATCAACCAATTCTTTCTTTACACGGTCTCTTTCATTTTCAGTTGGATTACCAAATAATTGAACGAATAAGTTTGGTGTTAAATTACTATTTATCGCTGATTTATGCCAATCAAATATCTCCCCTTCCAAAACAATTGCAGGAATACCACTTTGGTAAGGCACAACGGGATAAACCGTATTAACTGAGGGTACATACCTTTTATAAAAATAAAGTTGTCTCTGCTCCTTATTTTGACTATCTACACCACCATAAGTGATGATGGGTTCTTTTCTCCAATTAGACCAGTCATTGCAATAAAAATACTTATCAGCTTCGTTTGCATCAGGGTCAAGATGTCCCACCCTTACATTTTGAAATGGTATATGGTATAATGATGCGATGGCTGTTCTTTCTCTGTTCCATATTACCTCAACCGCATATCCACCAAATAAGAAAAAATCATATAATAATTTGTGATATAATTGTGAAATTGTTTCAGTTTTATTAACCAAAACATTACCAAGATTTTCAATTTCAACACCTTTACCATAACACATTGTTACGGTTGAATCGGCTGCGACTGAGTGAATTGGGGAGTTCTCCTTTAATTCAAGTAAATATTGTGGATATAGATTGTCCTCACCCCACCATATATAATCATACCTTTTGTTTTTAACCTCCCTGTTTGGTTTGATTTGAATATTGTCTATGTTAAATGCTTCAAAGTTCATATGTTATTATATTGCTGAAAAGTTATCAATCTCGGTAAGAACCATACCTCCGTTTATTACATATCCCTTATACAAGTTCCATGAATTGTTGGCGGGATTGGGTAATGTCCCTCCAACCGCATAGATGTCTCCACCACTTGATAAGGTCATAGAGTTCACGGAATAATTCCCATTGGAATATACCCAAAACAGATATCTTGCCCCTTCTCTCTCGTTTGATAAAGTCACCGATACATTTCCCGTTAATTCAAACTTATACCAATGCCCTTGTGATAAATCTACTGATACTGAACCCGATATTTGACCTGCATCAATTACTGGTTCAGCCATAAAGTCCTCAACTCTTATTTTCTTTGTTGTACTTGAATCAACAATGGCAATGACATCATCTTGTGTCCTTGCGGTTAATTGTGTTAATTCTGAAATCTTTTTATCTGCCATTATTCTTGTGTTAATAATTCATTATTTTCCGTTAATATGTGAAATCCATTTTCTTGGAGAATATGATTAGTTTCAGGGGATGAGGGGTTATATACCACATCATTACCCCCTTTATCATAATAAATATCATCAAAAGCCTGATACACATAAGCTAAACCCGTTTCAAGTATTTCTGTAGTGTATTGTGGATTTAAATTGACTGGATTGATTTGTTCTCGTATTGAATATCTAAACTCACCAATCTCATCAATATCAACTGTGGGGGTCTCCAAATAAGTTATGGGTAGATTTACAAATGTAATATTGGATATATCTGCATAACCATAATAAGTCCAAGGCTGCATTGAATCTATTGATGATATTGATACAACATAATAAGTTCCACCATAGGTATTACCTGAGTTGGATTGAGCCGGTATTTCCAACTTTCCACTCTTATCATAAAGACCATTTGTTGTTGATAAAGTTCCTGTTATATTCCATGCGTTATTATATGGTGATAAAGAATCCTCCACAACAATATTAGATAAAGATTCACCATTTAAGGTTATTGTACCACCTGTTAATTGCTCGTTCTCATTATCAAAATCAACATATAAAGTTATTGTACCAAATAAATTAGATACAATCGGTTGTAATCTTAAATAATTTATCCCCGTTCCTGAATATCTTGAATCTTGATAAACGGAAGATGGGGGTGTTTGCCAATACCAAGCATTCGTTCCACCTGTTAAATTAACACCTGATTCACCAATATTAAACTTAAATAAGTCGTATCTTTGGTTATATGGACTACCACTTATATTCGTTATATTTTGAGGTATAAACGACCATCTCTTCCCCGTCTGTTGATGAGTAAGGGACATAAGATATGTTGGATTAGACAAGGTCTTATGCACCGATACGGAGGTGTAAATTACATTTGTGGTATTTGCTGAAAGGTATAACATCAATTATAAATATTTTTAATTATTAGGGTATTGGTGTTGGAGTAGGGGTTGGAGTGGTGTAGGAGTTGGAGTGGCATTACAAGTATTACAATCAACAAAAGTTTCAGTCCATTCTACTACTGATTGTTCCGTTGCAATATCAATAATTTCCCAACAAGTTCCATCATTTAATTTAACCGCACCTTGATATTTTAAAGGATATTTTGAGCGAATATAATTAGTATTTACATTACCACATTTTTGGATTTGATAATAATAATAAAAATCTTCATCACAAGAAATGTAATAATCTACTCTACGATTAGATGTACCTGGTTGTAAATATTCAAGACCATCAAAAGTTTTGATATTTCCATATACTGGTGATACATTACTCGCATCAAATCCTAAAAATAAATCACATGCTAAACTTGATGTCACATCACCAGTAAATCCTCTAACATAGTAAGTAGTCGTATTAAGTTGACGGTAGAAAAAGTGAGTTTCATCATTTATAGCATCGTATTTGTAGAACAATGGAACCTCATAAGGTTGAGGAATAGCATTGGGGTCTCCATCCCATTCATCACAAACTATAAAGTAACCAGTTCCGCCTGTTGTAGATTCAACTAATGTGCTGGCTGCAAAAGGCCAACGAGTATATATTCCCGATAATTTAGATGGACTTTCAACTGTTATACTTACTTGACAATTTATTGAAGAACATATCAACGGAGCATTTTCATATTCTATTGTAATATTAAAATCAGATGTTGCACCAATATTTAATCCACAATGTGGATAATATTTATTGTTATGATTTATTGGTGATGATATAATATTAAAATCTTCATCAATAATATCACCCGTGCTAATACTTAAACCTTC